GATCTTCCGGAAGCGCGTCGTCATCGCCGAGTTCGAGGATCCGCCCCACGGCACGCGGATTCACTTCGGTGCCGACTGGGGCTTCGCGAACGACCCGACGGCGCTGGTGCGGTTCTGGATCCACGACGATGAGCTCTACGTCTCGCACGAGGCCTTCGGCTACCGCGTGGAGATCGACGACACGCCCGCGCTGTTCGACACCATCCCCGGTGCGCGCCAGTGGCCGATCAAGGCGGACGCGGCGCGCCCAGAGACGATCAGCTACATCCGTCGCAAGGGCTTCGCGATCGACGCCGCCGAGAAGTGGTCGGGCAGCGTCGAGGACGGCATTGCGCACGTCAAGGGCTTCCGGCGGATCCACATCCACCGGCGGTGCAAGCACCTGCAGGAAGAGGCCCGTCTGTACTCGTACAAGGTCGATCGCGTATCCGGTGACGTGCTGCCGGTGATCGTCGACAAGCACAACCACGGCTGGGACGCAGTGCGCTATGGCTTGGACGGCTACATACAACGCAGGGGCGTCGCCGCTCAGTGGGCGCAGCTCGGAAGCTAGGAACTGAATGTCCGCCAAGCCCCACATTCGCCTGAAGGCTGGCGAGTCGCTGCGCAACGCGTGGCCGACGACGGACTCGTTCCAGAACTTCGAGGCGCGCGTCGGCATCGGCGCCGACAACATGCTGAGCGGCAGCACGTACGGGTACAACCCCGTCTCGCGCAACCGCATCAAGATCGAGTGGGTCTACCGCGGCTCGTGGATCGCCGGAAAGGCGGTCGACTGCGTCGCCGAGGACATGACCCGCGCCGGGATCGAGATCCAGTCGGTGATCGATCCGAGCGACATGAAGATCTTCGGCAAGGAGCTCTCGCGCCTGCAGGTCTGGCCAGGCCTTCAGGACAGCATCAAGTGGGCGCGCCTCTATGGCGGCGGTGCGGCGTTCCTGATGATCGCCGGGCAGGATCCCGAGACGCCGCTCAAGCTCGACCGCATCGGCCGCGACCAGTTCAAGGGTATCTACGCGTTCGACCGCTGGGCGCTCTGGCCCGACATGAACCGGCTCGTGACGGAGCTCGGCCCGTACCTCGGGACGCCCGAGTTCTACGACATCATGCCGGACGTGCAGACGGGGCTCCCGAAGCTGCGCATCCACTACACACGCCTCGTGCGGCTCGCCGGCGTGAAGCTGCCGTTCTGGCAGCGGATTTGGGAAATGCACTGGGGCCAGTCGGTGCTCGAGCGCCTCTGGGATCGCCTGGTCTCGTTCGATTCGACGACGCTCGGCGCCTCGCAGCTGGTCTTCAAGGCGCACCTTCGCACCGTGAAGATCGATGGGCTCCGCGACCTGATCGCGCTCGGCGGCGACGCGATGAACGGCCTCGTCAAGCAGATGGAGTTCATCCGCAAGTTCCAGTCAAACGAAGGCCTCACCGTCCTCGATGCGAAGGACGAGTTCGAAGCCACGCAGTACACGTTCTCGGGACTCGATGCGGTGCTGCTGCAGCTCGGCCAGCAGCTGTCGGGCGCGCTCGACATTCCGCTCGTGCGCCTGTTCGGCCAGTCGCCGGCAGGCCTCAACTCGACCGGCGAGTCCGACCTTCGCAACTACTACGACGGCATCAACCAGCGCCAGGAGACCGACATCCGGACCGGCGCCGAGAAGATCTACGAGTGCGCCTTCCGCTCCAAGTTCGGCATGGCCCCGCCCGCCGACTGGGAGCTGGTGTTCCGGCCACTCTGGCAGATGAGCGACGAGCAAGAGGCTGAGGTAACGGCGCGGACCACTGAGTCGGTGGTCAGCGCCTACGAGGCGCAGATCATCAAGCGCTCGACCGCCCTCAAGGAGCTCAAGGAGATCAGCCAGACGACTGGCACGTTCTCCAACATCTCGGACGAAGAGATCGAGGAAGCCGAGAATGATCCGCCTCCTAGCCCCGAAGCCCTCGGCCTCGAGCTCCCTGCGCCGGCTCCGCTGGGCGGACCGCAAGCGAAGGGCAAGCCAGGGGCCAACGCGAACCCAAAGGGCGGAGCGTGACTTCGCGCGCACCCTTCGCGACATCGGCACCCACGTCGGAGAGCTGATCGCGGGATTCGAGCCGGGCGAGATCTCGGCGGTCCCCACGCTGCAGACGCTGCTCGAGCGCTACGCCGAGGCGCTCACGCCCTGGGCGGAGCGCACGGTCGCGCGGATGCTGATGGAGGTCGACCAGCGCGATCGCGAGAAGTGGCGCGCGCTCGGTACCGAGATCTCGCTGCAGCTGCACCGGGACATCGCCGAGGCACCGGTCGGCGAGCGGATGCGCGAGCTCCTCGCCGAGCAGGTCGGGCTCATCAAGTCGATCCCGATCGAGGCCGGCGAGCGCGTGCACAAGCTCACGCTGCAGGGCCTCGAGGACTCGACCCGTGCGAAGGCCTTCGTCGAGGAGATCCAGCGCTCCGGCGAGGTCGCCGAGAGCCGCGCGATGCTCATCGCCCGCACCGAGGTCGCGCGCACGGCGTCGGTCCTGACGCAGGTGCGCGCCGAGGCTGCGGGCAGCACGAGCTACGTCTGGGAGACATCGCGTGACGGCACGGTGCGCCCGGGGCATCGCGCCATGCAGGGCGTCGTGTGCCGGTGGGATGACCCGCCTGCCGTCGAGGAAAGCGATGGCACGCACCACGAGCACCCTGGGACGATCTGGAATTGCCGCTGCTGGGCCCGCCCGATTGTGGAACTGGATACGAACCATGTTCGGTAACCGAAACCTGTTGCTTCAACTCATCCGGAGAATCGATGCCATGACCACCGCACTTCAGGATCTTCAGGCGGCCGATGCCGCGCTCGTCACCGTCGCGACCGCTGCCGTCGCCCTCATGAACACGATGTTCGCGAAGCTCGCGGCCGCCGACGTCGTCGCTGCCGCGGACGTCGAGGCCGAGGTGCAGAAGATCAACGCCCAGGTCGCTGCGCTGCAGGCCACCGTCACTGCGGACACCGCTCCCGCCCCGGCCCCTGCGCCCGCCGCCTGATCGAGTTCCCTGTCGAGTCCACGTTCTTCGCCATCCCCAACTCGGGCCCCTGACGGGGCCCTCTTTTTTTGGAGACCCTAGCCATGCGGAATTTCCATTCCAAGCTGCTCGCCATTGGGCTCGCAGTCGCGATCACGCTCTCTGCGCTGATGCCGGCGCCGGCCGAGGCCGCCGCACTCTCGACCTACCTGCAGAACAAGTACGTCGACTGGCTGCTGCGGGGTCAGGCGTACACCCCTCCGACGACGGTCTACGTGGCGCTCGCCACGTCGGCCAGCGGCGCGTCGGCGTGCGGCACCGAAGTATCCGGCGGCAGCTATGCCCGCGTTTCGGTCACGTCCTCGCTGTCCAACTGGGCGGGCACGCAGTCTGCGGGCAGCACCACCGTGTCGAGCGGCACTAGCGGCCAGACCTCGAACAATGGCGCGATCACCTTCCCGGCACCGACGGCGAACTGGGGCACGATCGTGAGCTTCTGCGTGTTCGACGCATCGAGCGGCGGCAATATGCTGTTCTACGCGTCGCTGACGACTTCGAAGACAGTGAACAACGGTGACGCCGCACCGTCGTTCGCGGCCGGTGCACTGACCTACACGATCAACTGATCGGGCTGAGGTCAGGAATCCGCCATGGCTAACCGCCCGTCACGCTTGCAGGTATCGATCCCGCTTGCGAGCGCTGACGGGCGGTTCTATGGCCGGTGGCCACAAGGCAATGCGCCGCTCGGTGCCATCGTTGGTGCGGCGCTGAGCTCGAGCGCCGCCGGCGGCACGCTCACCTCCGCCGTGACCGGCTCGTTCGCAGTCGAGTCCGGCGTCCTCACATTCAACGCAGGCAACGCGAACAACTACGAGTTCGTGCTGCGCTGGGATCCCGCGTACCAGAACGGCGACGGCAGCGTCTATGCCGCTCCGAAGACGCATCGCCTCAAGGTCGGAACGTCCGCTGGCGCCTCGGACATCATCGCGCCGGTTGATCTCTCGACCACCGCCATGCAGGGCGCCGTCATCGTCAAGGTGCGCGGCCTGCCAGGGACGGGACCGTACCATTGCGCGGTCACCTCGATTGCCGCGCCGGGCTCGCTCGGCACGACGGTCGAAAGCGCCTACAGCAGCGACTACGCGATCACCGCGACTGCCCCCCTTTCCTACGACACGACTGGCTTCACGCCGATCACCTCTCTGCCGACGACGATCTCCGGCGCAGGCAACTATGTGCTGTCGAGCGCGCTGAGCCTGAGCTCGGGCGATTGCATCACCGTGTCCGCGACGGCGGGTTCCGTCCGCATCCTCGGCGCCGGCGGCTCGCTCACCTTCGGTACGAGCGGCAACGGCAGCGGCATCAAGGTCACGGGCGAGCCGGACTTCCTCGAGATCTACGGGCTCACCTTCACGAAGGGCAGCTCCTCGGCGAACACCGGTGCGCCGGCGATCCTCTTCACGCACAACCAGAACACGGCGGGCAAGAAGGTCCGCATCCACAACAACACGTCGACGCGGTACTCGACGCAGCTGTACTACGACCTCTTCCTCTCCGGGTACCCAGGGCAGAACGGTGGCCCGGGACCGTCGGGGCTCGCGGATCTGGCGAACGTGCTTTGCTACAACAACACGGACGCGATGTCGAGCACGCTCGTCAGCACGACCGCGTACTCGGGCCCGGCCTATACGACGACCGACTGCGGCTTCTTCGGCAACTGCCGGAACGCCGCCATCGTCGGCAACAATGTGACGTTCACGAGCGTCAACCACTACAACGGCTTCGGCAACCGCGCAGCGTGGATCGGCACCGTCGCGCTCGGGAACACCTACACGGTTTCTGCGGCAGTCTCTGCCGACTACGCCAGCAACAATATGCGGCAGCAGGGCGTGAACTTCGCCCAGGCTTCCGAGGGCGGCTCGTCGCGCACGTCCGACGGCACGCTGCTGCTCGATGGCTACCAGTCATGGATCGCGAACAACGCCATCAGCTACGGTCAGCAGGCCGCAGACACACGGTGCTTCGGATTCGACGGCAGCAACCTGATTCGCGTCGTCTGGAACAAGGTCACCGCGACCGGTGGCTGCGTGAACGGCGATGGGCTTCGCATCTTCAGCGCGCGCAACAAGAGCGCGAGCATCTCGTGGGGCTTCAACGAGTTCGATGGCACGGGCGCGGCCGGGAACACCATCGGGTGCCGGTACGGCTCGAACATGAACAACTCGACGGATACCACCTGGTACCCGCAGTCCGGCTATTACTACTCCAACAACATTCACGACTGCGCCGTGCCGTGGGAGACGTACGACGGCACGGCCGGCTACATCAACGTGTGGCGCAACACGTTCAAGGCGAACGGATCGAGCCCATGCATCCTTCCGCCCGGTCAGCAGTTCGAAGGCTGGAAGGGCTACTGGAACTCGAACACGCTCACGGGCTCGGAGCCGAAGGTCAACAGCACCCACGACACGACCTACGGCTCCTTTAATTCCGGCACCGACATCCAGGTCTATGCATCGTTCGTGCTGACCGACCTGTCGGACCAGACCAACCCCTACTTCCACTTCAATTCGTCGTGGGGTGGATACGACGCCAATTCGTACACGCCGAGCCCTCCGTCTAATCTGAGGGCGATCTAGTGCCGACGCCCGTCCAGCAGGCCTCGCTCACGATCCAAGGATCGACGGGGACGCTGCAGGTCAGTGCGACGCAGGGCCTCTCCGCGTTCGCCGCTGGCGATGCGGGCGCATTCTGGTGCACCTGGGCAAACGGCGGCGTGACCGGAACGGCTTCGACCGTCACGATCACGGACAGCGGCAGCCATACATGGACTGCCGTCTCCGGTACGCTGATCGACGACGTCACTCACAACAACACGACGTCGCAGCTCTACAAGTGCGCCAACGCCGGCGGCGCGACGTGGGTGCAGTGGAACTCGTCGACTAACCGCACATATGTGTCCGGCATCGTCGTCGAGCTCCCCGGCTCGATGGCAGTGGACGCGACCGGTGTCAGCGGCGCGACCGGCCAGCCGATGCAGCCCGCCGGGACGACCAACGCCGCGAAGGCCAACTCGGTCACGCCGACCGCGAGCGGCTTCGTCCTCGCGTTCGCGCTAGACGGTGGACTCAATTCGGGCACGCAGCCTGCGGCGGGCACCGGCTTTACGGCGTTCGCGACCGCGAACACCACCTTCGGCGGCACGATCAATCAGATGCGCGCGGAGTGGGCGGCCACGACGGCGGGCGTCGCGATTCAGGCTAAGTTCACGCCGGATGCCGGGTCGTCCTACGACTGGTATCACGTCATGGCGGTGGCGTTCGATACGTCCGCCGTCGGCGCTGCGCTCGCTGGCACGCCTGCGGATACGAGCTCGGCCACCGGCCTCCTCAATCCCGACTTCAAGGGCACGCCGCTCGACGTCTCAAGCGGGACGGGCGTCCTGACGACTGGCATCAAGCTGGGCGGCGGCGCCGTCTCGGTCAGCGCGGCCACCGGCAAGCTGCCGAGCGATCTTGCCGCGGCGCTGACCAGCATCAGCACCGGCTCGGGCGTCCTGACGACTGCGAGTGTCCTCGCCGGCGCTGCGAGCTCGACGTCGAACGCCGCGGCCGCGCTTACGAACTGGGCGAGCGTGACCCTGGTCGCGCCGCTCTGGACCGGCCTCGGCGGACTCCTCGACCCGAACTTCTGGCTCGACTCGGTGCCGGTCGCTGGCAGCGTCGTCTACTACGACGGCACCTACATCACGATCCAGTCGGATGGCGAGATCGTCTCGACGAACAATAACTGCACGGCCGTGGTGCAGTTCTTCGACGGCACGAGCTGGGCGCTCGGCACGGTCGTCATCACCTCGGGCCTGCTGTCCTACGCGAACACGGTATCGCTCGCCGCCGGCATCCTGACCACCGCGATCCAGCTGGCTGGCGCCGCGTCGGACCTCGTCTCGGCCAGCGGCGCCCTCACGACGGGCGTCAACCTCGGTGGTGCGGCGACGGACGTGAGCTCCGCCACGGGCGCCCTCACGACGCAGATCAACCTGCTCGGCTCGATGATCTCGAGCTCGCTCGCATCCGGCTCACTGACCGGCGGCTCGCAGCTGCAGGGCGCCGCGATCGAGACGACGATCGCCACCGGCGCCCTGACGACGTCGATCAACCTCGTGCAGGCCATGACGTCAGTCGTGACCGCGACGGGCAATCTGTCGACGGTGATCCAGCTCGCTGCTGCGGCCAACTCGAGCACGACCGCGAGCGGAAGCCTGTTCGGCCTGCCGGCGCAGCTGGCCGGCAACGTGGTCGACAACTCGAGCGCGAGCGGCGCGCTCTCGACGCAGATCTCGCTCGCCGGCCCGGCGATGTCGCTGGTGACCGTGATCGGCCAGCTGAACACCCAGATCCCGCTGCTCGGCGCCGCGCTCTCGAGCGCGCAGGCCTCGGGCACGCTGCTGACGTCTGGGCCGATCGGCGGCCAGGCTTCTGACACGTCGAGTGCCACTGGCAGTCTCACGACGCTGATCCAGCTGTCCGGCGCAGCCTTCGCGGCGCAGATCGCGACCGGTTCGCTCGCCACCCAGATCCAGCTCGTCGGCGCGGCACAGGATGGCTCGGCAGCCGTCGGCAACCTGACGGCCACCGGCTCGCCGATCGGGCTGTATCCGATCGATCCGTGGTTCGTGATCGCCCATGCCCGGCAGCGGTTCACGTCGCTGTTCCCGCAGATGGCGCCAGGCGGGATCGCGGTGCTCGCATGGAGCTTCACCGATGACCTGCTGGCCGGCGAGCAGCTGCAGGGCACGATCAAGGTGAACATCGTCTGCTCGGCGGGCGCGGATCCCACGCCCACGACCATCGTCGCAGGGCCGGCCGCCTACGATCCCACGCAGAGCGTCGTCGAGCAGCCAGTCGCGCCGCTGATCGCCGGCAACGACTACTACTTCACGGTGACCGCGCCGACGACGAACCCCTTCAAGACGATCACGCGGTTCGGCCTGCTGCAGGTCCGGAGCTGACATGCCATTGCGCCGCGGGTCCGGTCAGGAGGTCATCAGCGCCAACATCGCGGAGCTGATCCGCGCCGGCCATGAACCCGACCAGGCGAAGGCCATCGCCGAGCGGATGGCGCGCGAGACCGACTCGGCCTGGACGCCGACGGGCGATGCGGCAATGGTGCGCCTGCACCTGGTCGATCGCTTCTACACGACCGTGCAACTCGGCAAGTCGCGCCGCGTCACCCCGGAAGGATTCCTCGTCTGCGAGAGCGTGCCGATTGCACGCACCGGCATCCAGATGTACGGCGCCGGCGAAGTCGACGTCGAGCCGGACGGCACCGGCCACATCATGATCGAGCGCCTGCCCGAGGAAGTATTCCGTGCCGAGACGGTCGCGAGCTTCGAGGGCAAGCCGATCACGATCGAGCACCCGCCGGTCTTCGTGACCCCGGAGAACTGGCGCGAGTACTCGGTCGGCACGATGCAGAACGTGCGGCGCGGCGAGGGCATCGAGGATGACCTGCTCGTCGCCGACTTCGTCATCACCGAGCGGTCGGCGATCGACTACGTCAACAACGAGCTCCCCGAAGTCTCGTGCGGCTACGACGCCGAATATTCTCAGACCGCGCCCGGCCGCGGCCTTCAGCGAAACATCGTGGGGAACCACGGTGCGCTCGTTAAGCGCGGCAGAGCCGGGCCGCGTGTTTCGATTCGTGACAACTATGGAGTACCCATCATGACTGTTCGGACTCGTGGCAAGCGCTTCTGGGACATGCTCGCGAGCCTCGTTGCTCCGCAGCACAAGGCGACGATCGACGCGATGCGGGAGGAGGAAGAAGAGGAGGAGGGCGGCAGCTCGTACGACAAGCGCCTCAAGGACGCCGAGTCGGAGCTCGAGAAGCTGAAGTCGAAGGACAAGGCCCGCGACGAGGCCGAGGCCTCCGAGAAGGAAGAGAAGGCGAAGCGCGAGAAGGAGGCCGCCGACAAGGCCGCGAAGGACACGATCGTCGAGGCCGAGACCGCGACCACCTTCGGCAAGGGCCAGCTATGGACCGGCGATGCGTGGACCCAGATCAAGTCGAACGCCGAGGTCCTCTCCGCCGGCATCGCGCTGCCGACCACCGACTCCCTCAAGGACAACCGTGGTCCGATGGGGCTCATGCTCGCCGCACTCACCAAGGCCTACACGACCGACGACGGCAAGAAGGTGATCGAGCCGATGCTGATGGGCCGCGAACTCGCGAAGCTGACCGGTGACTCGCTCGTGAGCGTCTTCAACGGCGCTGCCATCGCGATCGCCGCTGGCCGCAACGCGCGCACCGCGGGCGCCACGGTGGGCGCCACCACGCGCGACTCGTTCGGCAAGCAGACGTCGATCGAGACCCTGCAGAAGGCCAACGAGGACTTCTGGAAGCAGCAGAGCGGTAACACGCACTAACGCCCGTCCCCGCATCCATCTCTTTCAACCATCTCGTGAGGTAATTTGACATGACCACGAACACGATTCTCTTCCGGATGCTGCAGGGCATCGCGGGCATCATCACCCGGGTGTGGCAGGCCCAGGTGGAGTCGTTCCCGCTGGGCGCGACCGCCTTCCCGGCCTACGGCCTGCCGTGCAAGATCTCGAGCGGCACGATCATCCCGATCACGTCAACCGGCGATCCGGTCTACGGCATCCTCGCGAAGCCGTTCCCGACCACCGGCAAGAACGCCTCGGACCCGCTCGCGGCCGCGGTGCCTCCGACGACCGGCGTCGCCGACGTGCTGACGAAGGGCTACATCTCGGTGTTCATCCAGAACGCCCCGGCCTCGGTCAATGCGGGCGGCGTCGTCTACGTGCGCTTCCAGAACCCGTCGGGCGCGAAGATCGTTGGCGGTCTCGAGAGTGTGACCTCGGCCGACGTATACGCGCTCACGAACGCGCGCTTCACCGGCAACGTCGACGGCAGCGGCAATGGCGAGATCTACATCGACAACGCCGGCGCGCACGCCTGATCCCTGACCAGCAGCAGCAATCCCTTCGGGCGCCTCCGGGCGCCCTTTTCATTTTTGGAGAACCTCATGAATCTTCGTGATGCGATTCACACCTCGGTCGCAGAGCTGCCGCGTCGTCGGATCCAGTTCCGCGATCACGCGATGCAGACGTTCGACCAGCAGACGGTCGACTCGACGGGCATCTTCCTGGTCGGCGAGCTCGAGCGGCTCGACCCGACGATGAACATGCCGCTCGCGTCGGTGACCTGGTCGCGCGATATCGACCTGCGCACCGACGTTTCGCTGGCGGACGACTTCTCGTCCTTCACGCTGACGCAGTTCGCGGCGCCGTCGGGCACGCCCGGCAGCAACAAGAACTTCCTCGGCAAGCAGTCGACCACGCTGCCCGGCGCGCAGGTGGACATCGGCAAGACGCCGTTCCCGCTGACCCCGTGGGGCATGGAGCTCGCGTTCACGATCTTCGAGCTGGAATCCGCGATCAAGGCCGGCCGGCCGATCGACCAGCAGAAGCTCGAGGTCATCCAGCTCAAGTGGCAGATGGACAATGACGAGCAGGTCTACGTCGGTGACACGACGCTCGGCCTCTACGGCATGCTGAACACCACGCTCCTGACCAACACCGGCAACGCGGTGACGGGCACCTGGGGCACGGCGACCGCCGCGCAGATCCTCGCCGACGTCAACTCGATCCTGACGAGCGCGTACAAGGCGGCAGGCTATGCGGTGATCCCGAACCGCCTGCTCGTCGACCCGACCAGCATGGGCATCCTGATCTCGACGATCGTCTCGAGCGCGGGCAACATCTCGGTCCTCGAGTACCTGAAGCGCAACAACTACTCGACCGCGGTGCACGGCGTGCCGCTCGAGATCCTGCCGTGCAAGTGGCTGCTGGGGACCAACAACCAGAACCCGCTCGGCGTCGCTGCGACGAACAGCATGTTCGCGTACAACAAGAACCGGAAGTACCTCCGCTACCCGGTCGTTCCGCTGCAGCGGACCCCGACGCAGTACCGCGGCGTCCATCACATCGCCAACTACTACGGCAAGATCGGCGCCGTCGAGATGGTGTACCCGGACACCTGCGCGCTGCGCTCCAACCTCGGCTAAGGTGCCAGCCCCGGGGCAACCCGGGGCACGCCTGCCACCCACTCAGGGGAATGATTCATGGCAAAGAAAATCAACGTGCTGCGGGCGTTCGTGTTCTCGCACGCTGCGCCGGATGCGCGCTTCGGCACGGAGCATCCGTTCGCCGTCGGCGAGCATGTGCTCGAGGACGACCATCCGCTCCTGACGCATGACTGGTATCTGAAGGACCGCTGCGACGGAAAGGTCGAGACTGAGGAGGACGTCGCCAAGCGAGTCGCGGCCAAGCAGGCGGCGGCGGATGCCGAGGCCGCCGACGGCCAGCGCCTGATCGCCGAGGCGCAGAAGAAGCTCGACGATGATGCCATCCGCCAGGCGGCGGAGCGGGAGCGCGCGCTGCAGGAGGCGACCGCGGCCGCGAATTCGGCGAAGGGCAGCGGCAGGAAGTAGGATCGTCCGTCCATGGCCATCACCCCTGCCATCCTGCGCAAGCGCTTCCCGGAGTTCGCTGATCCCGGCGTCTACACCGACGACGTGATCGGCTTCTGGGCGGGGATCGCGCAGGGTGATCCGACGCTCGGCAACACCCCGGCGCTCGACCCGACCCGCTGGGGAGGTAACGCCGATCTCGGGGCGATGCTCTTCGTCTGCCATCACCTCGCGATCTCGGCGCCCGACCAGGTCGTTGCGCTCGCGGGCGGCAACCCCGGGCAGGTGCAGGGCATCCTCACGGCGAAGGCGGTCGACAAGGTGTCGGCCTCCTACGATGCGGCGTCCGTGACGATGGAAGACGCGGCGTTCTGGAACATGAGCAAGTACGGCATCCGGTTGCTCACGCTCGCCCGCTACGCCGGCGCCGGCGGCATCCAGCTCTGACCATGGCACGCGTGACGATCACCAAGGACTCCGTCTCGGCGGTGGTCGGCGCCCTCAATTGGCTCACGGGAAAGCAGGTCCTGATCGGGATCCCCGAGGCCAATACGGAGCGCAACGGCGACGAGCCGGAAGGCCCCATCACGAACGCGGCGCTCGGCTACATCCACGAGCACGGCAGCCCGGCCTCGAACATCCCGGCCCGGCCGTTCCTCGTGCCCGGCGTCGAGAAGGCCGAGGAGGCCGCGCTGGTGCCGCTCAAGGCCGCAGCCGAGGCGACGCTCGCGACCGACCGGAAGAAGGCCGAGCGGCTGCTGAACCAGGCGGGCGTGATCGGCATGAACTCGGCGCGTACCGAGATCAACAGCAACATCCCGCCGCCGCTGTCGCCGAAGACGATCCGGAGCCGCAAGTACGCGCGCGGCACGAAGTCGATGCGGCAGGCCGAGAAGCGCTACCTCGAGTTGCTCTCGTCGGGTGCGCAGGCCGCGGGCATGAGCCTCAGTGAGATTCAGGACGCGGCCGGCATCGTGAGCCTCGTGAACACGGGCCAGCTGCGCAACTCGATTACCTATGTCGTCAGGAGCAAGTGAAATGAAATTCGGTCACAAGATTATCGTCGGCCTCATTCTGGCGCTCGGCGTCGTCTCGGTTGGCCTTTCCCAGACCGACATCCTGTCGGCGTGGGCTGCCTCGACCAACACGAAGAACTTCGTGCTCGCGACGCCTGCGGCCGCGAACGGCGCCGTCTCGCTGCGCGCCCTGGTGCCCGCCGACCTGCCGCCGCAGATCTCGACCGGCACCACCTTCACGATCGCCTCGGGCTGCGCCACGGTGAGCGCGCTGACGGGCGGCCCGAACGCCGGCAGCTTCTCGACCACGGCCACCACCTGCACCCCGGTCATCAACCTGCCCACCGCGCCGCATGGCTGGTACTGCCAGGCCTCCGACATCACGCACCCGGTCAATTTCACGCAGACCGCAACGTCAGTGAACAGCTGCACCGTTACGGCGACGACGATCAGCGGCG